GTTCTATTTCCTATATCAGCTTTATGTCCTATTTCATGACTTATTCCCCATCCAAATAATCTAGCTTCATCTGGATTAATAACATGACCATTTTCATCAAACTTGAATGGAACACCTTTCATTAAATCTTTTGAACTTCCTACGTCTATACCAACATGGTGTCCACTGGCATACATGAAAGCACCTATAAACATTCTCTGGTATTTAACATTGACTCTCCGCTTTGATGCTTTATTATTCTGATAGTCTTTTGAGTTAACATCATCAGCATTTATTTGACCATCACCATTAAAATCAGCAACTTTTTCAAATACACCTTTTTTAGCGTTAGTTATCTGTATAATCTGTTCCCAAGCTAAAACTGTATTATATAAGTTTTCTACTTGTTTATTTATGTCACCATCTGTTCCTTCTGTGATTCCATCATAAACATCTTGTGCCGGAAGTGTAAGAGTAAATCTATCTCCTTCTATATTAGTAGAGTTTAAAACAGAAGTATCTTTGTCATAAGTATATATATTTTTTGTATTATCTGATTTAGTAGCAGATTCAGGATATTTACTCTGCATAGTTTGTACATGTGTTTCAAGCGATTCTATGTATGTTTTTAATTTTGCTTTTATTTCTAATGCTTTTTCTGAAGTTGGATAACCTACTAGAGAATCTACATCTTCTAGATAATTGTTAAGATCTAAGTGAGGTATTTCAGCAGCACCACTTACTCTCACTTTTATCTCTGCATTTGAACTATCTACATTATCTGTAACTCTGACGTATAGGTTACCACCTTTTTCAACGTTAATATCAAAGTTATTTAATTTTTCTATACTTATTGTATTTCTTCCTGGTTTTAATTCAATTTCTTTGCTTAGATATGAACCTGATTCACCGTAATGCTGCTCATAAGCTAGTACAACTTTTTTATTCTCATTTCTACCCATATAAACATCTATCTTTTGACCAGCTTTTACACTATATCCTAATGCCTGCCAAGTATTATTGTATCCTGTATTAGCTCCACTTCCATTTATAAGTGGATCAACAGATATAACTTTTTCAGAAAGTTTCTTATCTTTTAATATTGTTTCAGCTAGTTTAACCTCATTTAAAAGAGTGTCTTTTCTAGGGTTGTATTCCCCTTTTTCATCAGGAGTATTTAGCTTTTCTCTTATCTGATCTATTTCTCCCTGAGTGACTTCTACTTCACCAGTATCTTTATTTTTTCTAAGTTCGACTTTTAAATCATCTTCAAATAAATTTTCAACTGAACTTTCAATATCATCGTATTCATAGAATTTCATTTCTGAAATACTTAATCTTCTAGGACTTGTAGATAAATTTACCTGTATTCTTCTTGCATTAACTGCTTCTGGTAAATCGATAAGTGTATAATATCCGTTATTGTTTATATTCTGAACATTTGCATCATATTCTATCCATTTCTTATTTTCATAGTCCCAAACATTTACAACAGCTTTATTAGGAGTTGAAGCAAATGCATCTAGTCTAGAAATTATTGCTATTCTGTTTATTTTATGTTCTTCTTTGAATGTTACTATTGGACCTCTTTTATTATTTTTATACGATGCTCCAGAGTCCCAGTCTGTTAAAGACCATGCTGTAGTATAATCATTATCAACAACACAATCCTTATCAGTTATAGATATATCTCCATTAGTAAGCTTATCCTCTGAAAGAGTTGGGAATTCTACCGATTCTATATTATTTGTAAGCTCATTATATCCATTAGGTGTATTTATAAGGTTGTAATTTGGAGATACTGGAATAGATATATCTATAGTAGTTCCAATATGGCTCTTTGTTGCACCACTTGTACCTAAATGATTTGTCGCAGTAAGTTTTATTTCATAACTTGCATTATCTTCTAAATCAGAAAGTATAAACTGAGTAGTATTTGTTATAGGATTTTTATTTGCTTTAGTAAACCCTTCTAATCCTGGTATTACTTCTTCTTTTGTAGAATTACCTTCTTCTGAATCTATTTTTTTATAATAAACATCGAAACTCTGTGCTGAACTATGAGCTTTCCAGTTTATATCAAGTGATTTATATCCACTTATAATATTTATTCCTTCTGGTGGTTCTGGCTTAGCATCAGGAACAACCATTATATTTACAATACCATTATCATCAGTTACAGCTTTAGGACTATATGTTGCATTTTGACCATTAGTTCCCATAGTTGTTGGATCTATATTATCTATAACTCCATTTTTTTCGTCGTCTTTCATAGTATTATATCCACTTTCCCATTCACTATTTACAGACTGTATACTTACTCTATATCTTCTATAAGCTTTTACAGCGCTATATTTAAAGAAGTTTTCAGAAGTTCTAAATACTTTTGCATTACTAGAAGCATTACCAGAAGCATCTATTTCTTCTATTTTTACTTCATAACCTGTTATGTTATTCTCTTGATTCCATTTCAGAGTCATGTGTTCGCTACCAGTAGC